TCCAACAAAAGTAAAAAAATTAGGAGTAATCACACACATTATAACAAGTATATTCAATGAACAAACTGGAAATATAGATTTAAGTCAAACTATGCCGGAACTAAAAGCATATCAAGATGGATATGAAAACAGTATTAAGTTAGACGACAAAGGAAGAGCCGTAAGAAAAGACACAGACTCAGTACAAGGCACAACTGGTATAAATGTAGACATCTATGTATTGAACAGTGTAGCACAAATTATAACTAAAGGTGTAATAGGCGGCGAAGTCTGGACAGGAAATGTTTTAACAATTCCAAATTATAAAGATGGATTAAGCAAAATATATTTGAATAGAGAAGGCATTGATGCCCAAGTGGTTGGCACAGTGGCAATAAACGAGGCTAACCCATACCAATTATTAATTGAATGGGACGAAGACACAATTCCTACAGACACAGTGATAGTTGGACCAATCACTACAAGTGGCTCTGTTGATTTTATTGTAGATCCTACAAAATTTGATCCATCCACTGTAAAACAAAATGGAAAAAGATTGTTGTTACTAAAAGGCATTGGCTCTACAGACAATGAAGATGGTGCAGATGCTTGGAAAGGTGACAGCAATATAGATTTAGTTGCTGGTGCTAATGACATCATAGAATGGAACGGTACAAATTGGGAAGTTATTTTTGATGCCAGCACAACAACAGATACCACTCACATTACCAATTTAAACACAGGTGTACAATACAAATGGAATGGTAGTGAATGGTTATTGTCTTTCGAAGGTGAATATCGAAAAGGCACTTGGAAGATCCAGTAGTCATATAATTACTTACATGAACAGTAAAATTGTAGGGTGTGGAGCACTCTTCTACACATTAGATACCAAAAGATTTTTATTACTACACAGAACGCAAAGCAAACAAAATAATGTTTGGGGACTGGTAGGTGGCACAACCACAACTGATAAAAATTTGTGGGAAGGTCTACAAAGAGAAATCAAAGAAGAAATAGGCGAACAAAAAGTTAAAAAAACTATTCCAATGGAAACATTCATCAGTAATGATGAAAATTTTTTGTACCACACTTATTTGTGTGTTGTGGAAAAAGAATTTATTCCTTCACTAAACACAGAACACGATGGATATGCTTGGGTAAGTTTTGGTAATTGGCCCAAACCATTACACCAAGGTTTACGTAAGACTTTTCAAAACAAAACAAATCAAATTAAATTAGACACTGTGTTTAAAATGTTAAAATTAATCAAATGAAAATAATCGGCGATGTTATGTTGGATGTCTGGGTACAAGGTAATTGTACCAAAGTATCTCCAGAGGCATCGGCTCTTGTTCTTAAAGAAAGCAAACGCAATTACAACGTAGGAGGGGCAGGAAATCTCGCTTTAAACCTGTCAAACTTGGGCGTAGACACGCATCTTTACAGTTCGGTGGGCAACGATGCCCCAGGGCATAAAATACAGGAAATATTGTTAAAAAATAACATCAAAACATTCATTAGTAGCGATGCCAAAACAAGCACAGTAAAGACTAGAATGATTGGTAGTGATGGTCAACACCTATTAAGACTTGATAAGGAAGACAAATATACTGATGCTGAACCTACCAAAAATTTAATTAAAAATTTACAAAAGGAAGATATTGTTTTAATAAGTGATTACGATAAAGGAGTAATTAATGATTCTTTAGTCAAAGATATTGTTTCATCTGTAAAAAGAGTTTATGTTGATCCAAAACAACAACCTACAAATTATAAAGGTGCATATCTTGTCAAACCTAATATGAAAGAGTATGAACAATGGTTTGGTGAATTCACAAAAGAAAATGCAGAAAAATTTAGGAAAAAGTTTGCTTGGGAATGGCTTGTTATCACTGATGGTGGTAATGGTATTCATGTTGTGGGTGAAAATACCTATGAACATATAACAGGTGATGCTGTTGAATTAGCAGATGTCAGTGGTGCAGGTGATACTGTCTTAGCAATAATTGTAAAGTATGTAGAACAAGGAACAAATATAATTGATGCTTGTACATTGGCGTTAAAGGGTGCTAGTGCTGTTGTTCAACACAGAGGTGTAACTGTTGTACAATTATCAGATATAGAAGATACAGTGGTTTGGACCAATGGCGTTTTTGATATATTACATCAAGGTCATTTAGAACTGCTTAAATTTTCTAAAAGCAAAGGAGATAAATTAATTGTTGGCATTAATTCAGATGAAAGTGTTAAAAGATTAAAAGGTGACGGTCGTCCATTAAACAATGCCCTTATAAGAAAGCAACAACTGTTAGAACTCCCATGGGTAGATCAGGTTGTTGTGTTTGAAGAAGACACACCTATTGAAGCAATTAAAACACACCAACCAAATGTAATAATTAAAGGTGGAGATTATACTGTGGAAACAACTGTGGGAAATGAATTAGCAGATGTAATAATATTTCCAACAGTGAAAGGTTTTTCAACAACTAATATAGTAGACAAAGTAAATGAACAAAGAAATAAAAAATAATAAAATTATTATAAAGAATGTGTTATCTGATGAACATTTTAAACAATTAACAGACATTATTCTTAGTGATAAATTTCCTTGGTTTTACCAAGACCATGTGGTTAATCCGGAACAATCTAGCACAGAAGAAAAATATCAAATTCAATTTGTACACAAATTTCATGAAGTCAGTAATATTGTAACAGGACCAGAACTATGGAATATGTTAATACCTATATTTGCTGTGTTACAACCTCATACTTTTTTACGTGTTAAAGCAAATAATATTCCCGGACAAGACAAAATTATTACTCATGGTATGCATTGTGATGTTAGTGTGCCATTAAGTTATACAGCAATTTTTTATTGTAATACAAATAATGGTTACACAGAATTTAAAGATGGAGATAAAATTGTAAGCGAAGCAAACTCAATGGTAATATTTCCAAGTTATATGGAACATACAGGAAGTACTTGTAGCAACGCAAGGTCTAGAGTGAATATAAACATCAATTATGTTACACATCATTCTGACCAACTCACAAAAGATATTGCTCCGGCAAATTCTGAAGAAATTGTAAAATTATGGAGTCATGTATGAGAATTGTTGTAACAGGATCTGCTGGTTTTATAGGAAAAAATTTAATTAAACATCTAAGAGATCAAAATCATGATGTCACTGAATTTGAATATACTGAAAATAGTTTTCCTGATCCTAGTCTATATGATTGGGTAATACATCTAGGTGCCATTAGTTCTACAACAGAAAGAAATGTAGAGTTAATAATGAATCAAAATTATGAATACAGTTTAAAATTATTACAAATGTGTGATACAATGGGTGTAAATTTTCAGTATTCTAGTTCTGCTAGTGTGTATGGAAACACAAATAGTTTTATTGAAAATGGTCCAGTATATCCGCAATCACCATATGCTTGGAGCAAGTATCTGTTCGATAGATTTGTTCAACAAGCAATGGGAGAATTTAAAATTTTAGTACAAGGTTTTAGATATTTTAATGTTTATGGCAATAATGAAGAGCACAAAGGAGATCAAGCATCTCCAGTAACAAAGTTTTCTAAACAAGCAAAAGATACAGGAGTAATTAAAGTTTTTGAAAACAGTGACAAGTTTTTAAGAGATTTTGTGTGCGTAGATGATGTATGTAATGTACATTGTCAAATGCTTGAAAAGGATACCAGCGGCATTTTTAATGTAGGAACAGGCACAGCAACATCATTTCAATCAGTAGCAGAGTCTGTTGCCAAAAAATACAATGCCAAAATAGAAACAATCCCAATGCCACAAGCATTGAAAGGACAATACCAGTCTTACACCTGTGCAGATTTGACAGAATTAAATAAAAATGTTATAATAAAATATAAAACAGTTGAGCAATATCTAAATGATCAATAAAGAAGGAAAAGTAGACAAAGGTTGGGGTTATGAATTAATATGGGCCTCTAATGACAAATACTGTGGAAAAATAATGGTATTTGAACGCAAAGGTGCAAAATTTTCAATGCACTTTCATAAAACAAAAGACGAATCATGGTTTGTAAATGAAGGGAAATTCCTTTTAAGTTGGATAGATACTAAAACAGCAACACTGTTAACAAAAGAAATAAAAGAAGGTGAAACTTGGAGAAATTTGCCTTTAATGCCACATCAAGTACAATGCTTAACTGACAGAGGCAGTATCACAGAAGTAAGCACCGCTGACGATCCAGAAGACAATTATAGAGTCATTCCTGGAGATTCTCAAAAAAAATAATTATTTAGATTGTGTAGGATCACATTCCTCACACATACAATCTGGACAATCCTGACATTCTGTGCATGAAGATTTACAGTGCTGTTCACAGCCACATTGTGGGCATATATGTTTGATAAGTTGATCCATTACGCCTGTGCTTCTGACCAACGCAGTGTAACTGTTCCTGCTACATCACCTGTACCAGCAGTTCTAAATACGTTGATTGCCAACACGTCTGGTCCATTCGGGAACGTACCACGTCCACCTAGTGTTGTGTTAGTTAAGGCTTTGATCTTGTCTAAGGCAAGTGTTGCTCTTTCTCCCGGTTGGGCAATGAAAGAGAAAATTGTTTCACCTGGCTGTGCGTAAGGCGGTTGACCAAAAGAGAATGATACTGAACTTGCCGCCGAAATAGTTCCGTTAAATGTTTGGTTAAAGTCGACTCTGTAGTATTCTGTTGAACCAAATACTGTTTTTGCTTGTACACTTTGTACAGTTGTACCTGGTGGAAATTCTGTTGTTGTTGCTGTATCAACTTCAGTACCTGCCACTGCGCCTGAGGCTTCCCAAGTTGTTGGATCAAAGAACAAGTAGTTGGTGCCTGTAAAGTCACCACCATATGAGAAGTTTACAGCCTCACCACCTGATACACCTGTGTGTCTGTTTGAAAATCTTACAAAGTAATATGATCCACTGTCTGAAATCTGTGTAACCACTGTGTTGGCAGGGAATTGACCTGAAGTCACTGACATACCTACTGTGTGTCCTTTACCTTCCCATTGTGCTTCTAAGAAATACATATAGTTTCTGTTACCACCCAAATTAAACCAGTGAGTGGAAGAAGATGTCATTAGCGATTGCGTGTCTGCTGTTTGAGTCGTGATTGATGCACCACCGTTCCAGTTAACAGATCCACCCGGAGCAATCTGGGCGAAACTTGGTTGTCCACCTTGTGCTGTACCTTGCAGTCCTGTCCAACCTATATCTGCTGGATCAATTGGATAGTTTTGTGGATTAATAATTCCTTGTACAACCAACTGACCTTGTGTTTGTCCTGCCGCAACTGGTTCTGTTGTAATCTCAATACCGTCTAGTAGCAACTGGGCTCTGTTGAGTAGATCTCTGTCTCCTAGGTCACCTGTCAATGCGTTTGATACTGAAGGAGCCAATCTCATTAAGAATACAGTTTGCCTAATTGTTGATAGTCGTAATCCTTGTCCTGAATAGTTGAATAGATATCCTCTATCTTCGTCGAAGTTACCATCTGTTAGATATGCTGATCCCCAGTGTGAAATGATTGGAGATGCTGTATTGGAAATTAACACAACACCAGTATTTCTAAAGTGTGAAGTCGCCGTACCCGCTGAATAGTTTCTTGTGGCGCCTGCCGCAAAGTTTGTAAGTTGTGCCGCTCTTGTACAACCTGTTAAAGTATCTCCTGTGATACCTGTAAATGTAATTACTTCGTTATCAATGTACACAGTTCCACCTGTTGTAGGGAAGAAGGAAGCATCTACTAATGTAATAGTTGTTTGAGTAGCATCTATGTTTTCTGATAGTCTGCCACCAGGACCTTCGTTAGTCACTTCATAACGTACAGGTTGGTTACCTGTTCTCATAAATGCTTCTGTGTTTACGTTTGAGTTTCTCATTCTGTGAACAAATATGAAATCACCTTTTTGTCCTCTTGTCATCCAATCGATAAATCCAGCACCATACCATGAAAACTGTATCCCAATCATCTGCATCTTAGATACGTCCCAATTGTATCCACTTGGACCTGTGCCGTCCAATTTGTCTTTATTAAATTCTGATTGTTTTGCTTTTTTATCTACCACAGCACACATTTTAACACCTGCTGACGTATTAACACCTCTGTAATCTGGAGTAACACTCATTGTCTCGTTGTCTGTAACACTTGATACCACGTGTGTCATACCTCTGATTACAACTCTGTCACCTGCTTTAATTTGTTCTCTGAATCTTGTTCCTACACCTGTAACATTATTTGAATTTGGTGTTACTGTAACTGTGCCTGCCAATTGTCTTGTAGCAGTTCTCTGTACAGCATTTGTATTTTGTCCATCATATTCCCAGAAAATTCCATTTTGATCATCAAATATACCTGATCTCACAGTAGCACCGTTCCATCTGTACAATGATACTTGTGGTTGATCTGTAAATTCTGGAGTTGAACTTCCTAATGTGATTTGTGCTATCACTGTGAATGATCTTTCGTTTATCACTGAAGTGATTGTGTATTCACCATCGTAACCTGATGTGGCTACACCTACTAATCTTATAATCGCACCAACCTGTAAGTTGTGGTCAACGTCATCTGTTGTAACAGTTATTGTTGAACCTGCGTCAATTCCATCTGCTGTGATGTTTAAAATATCATATGATGGAGCAAACAGGGCACCAGTTGTGTACATACAACCTTTACCTGATTGATATCTGATGTATTTTTTAGATTGACGTATTGCCTGTGCACCGTGTGCCGGTCCACCAGTACCTAATTGTACACCACCATCGAATGGTCTGTGTATAAAGAATGAATCTGGTCTACCGTAAATTGAACCTTGCCATCCAGCATCTGTAATAGCACCTGGTGATCTAACCTGATATGTTAAACTTGTTGGTGATGGTATTGATGTTGCTAGGAATGGACCTGAAGCCAATATGTGATTGTTAGCACCATCATCTGAAATGATCACAACTAAGAAAGCATTTCCTGGAACTAATCCATGAGGAGTTGTAAAGTCAACTCTCATTGTTGCTAATGCTGAGTATGAAATTGTTGCACTTAAAGGTATTGCTTGACTTGTTGGATCAGAAATTGTTACTGAACTGTAAACACTTAAACCGGTTCCACCAATCGCTGTACCTTCGTGTGTATTGTTTACTACACCACCGAATGATGTGACACTTTGTATTCTTACAACAATGTCGTTGGCTGGAGTTGATCCACCTAAATTTGCTCCTGAAATAGTTAGTTTGTCACCTATCTGATAGTTACTTCCTTCTTGAACAACTGTTACTTCTGTGTATGCAGTTGATGAGTCTGTGTCATTTGTTCTAGTTATACTGAATTGAGCGCCAACACCTTGTGGTGTTCTGTTTGTTCCTGCTACGTTCAAAGCATTACCTGTTCCTGTGTTAGCAGTTCCTGATGCCGCCGATACAACTGTTACTGCTCCTGTTGTTACAGCATCTATTCCTGTAACTGTGAATGTCATATCATTTGCTGGTGACGAACCAAATAAGTTCGTACCTAAAACTTTAAATTGTTGATCTGGAGCGTAATTACTACCAGGATTGCTAATTGCAATTGTGTATGTTCCAGAGTTTAATGTTACATCTAGTGTTAGTCCAGATGGTGTTCTTGCTGATTTATTAACATCTGTAAATGTCTGTGTGTTTACTGCTGTACCTGTTACAGTATAAGTTGCTACTGCACCTGCTGACACTGTGTCAACAGTAATTTGACAATCATTTGCTGGCGATAAGCCACCTAATTCTGTACCTGATATGTCTATTGTTTCTCCTTGAATGAATCCACTACCATTGTTACTGAATGCCGCAGAATATACTGTGCCTGTTCTGTTTATACTTAACACAGCCGCTGTACCAGATGCTGATGTAGTGTACGTTGGACTAGGATAATCTACGTTTGCGTCTGTACCCGAACCGCTTATTGATAAACCTGTTATTCCACCATCGCCATTTACAGTTGACACTGTTACATAAGCATCGTTGGCAGTAGTTGCTCCACCTAAATCAGTACCAGCAATAAAGAATTGATCGCCTACTTTGTATGCTGAAGTACCATCAAGAGCCGCTGTACCTGTTGCTGTGAAAGTTGCGATACCACTTGCTCCGGTGCCAGTTACTGAATTAACTGTGATTGAAATATCATTGGCTGGTGTGGCACCACCTAAACTTGTTCCTGGAATTGTAAGTGTTTGACCTACACCATAATCATCACCAGCATTGTTTAACGATACAGTGTAACTTGTGCCTGATATCGCTACATCAAATGTTCCGTTTTGACCTGTTACATTTGAACCTGAACTTAATCCTGGATAAGATTGTGTGTTTACAGATGTACCTGATACTGAGAATGTTAATATTCCACCATTGCCATCAACTGAATCTACAGTTAATGTCATGTCATTGGCTGTTGTTGCTCCACCTAATTGTGTACCAGCAAAAACTAATTGATCTGATGCTGAATAACCAGTTCCTATTGATGTTACTACTGCTGAGTAACTTGTTCCTGTTCTTGTAACAGTGAATGACGCTGTCACGCCGCCTGCACTACCAGTTGTGTATACTGGACTTACGTATTGTACAGTTTGATCTGGTGCTGTACCTGCCGCACTGATTGTTTGAATTTCTCCGCTACCTCCAACTGACGTAACTCTAATATCTAAATCGTTAGCACCTGTTCCACCAAAAGTTGAACCTGTTATTCTTACAACATCATTTTGAATATAACCTGTACCTGCTGTATCAACTGACACTGTGTAAACACCTGAGTCAACATCTACATCAAAAATCGCACCTTCACCTGCCGTACCTGGGAAAGTTCCTAATGATACGTTTGTGTAAGATGGAGCATTAAGAGCCACTGTGTATGTTCCAGCATTTTTCGTTACATTTATTTGTGCCCCTGTACCAACTCCACCTTGGAAAACTGTTTGTACTGCTGATGCTGTACCTGTGCCTGTGAATGCTGTACCTGATATTGATGCTGTTAAAATTTCTCCGCCTGTGTCTACACTTTCTACTAAAATTGTAGCGTCATTGGCAGGTGTCGCTCCGCCTAAATCTGTTCCACTTATAATGATAGCATCTCCAACAGCATAATCTTGTCCTGT